ATGGAAATTATCCAAATGAAAATCGCGGACGTAATCCCTTACGGACGCAATCCGAGAATCAATGACGGCGCCGTCGAAGCCGTGGCCGCGTCGATTAAGGAATTCGGCTGGCGCGCGCCTATCGTTGTCGATGAAAACAATGTCATAATCTGCGGCCACACCCGCCTGAAGGCGGCGGAGCATCTGGGACTGGATACGGTTCCGGTGCATGTCGCGAAAGGGCTGACTCCCGAACAAATCAAGGCCTACCGCATTGCGGACAATAAAACTGGCGAAATCGCGGAATGGGATTTCGACTTACTGCCATTGGAACTGACTGATCTGCAGAATATGGATTTTGACTTGTCGGTTCTCGGTTTCGATACCAGTGAACTGGATAAAATTCTCAACGGCGATGACGTGGTCGCCGCCGGGCAGACTGATCCTGACGAAGTTCCCGAAACTCCTGAAACCCCCGTCAGCAAATCAGGTGAAATCTATCAGCTCGGAAATCACCGCCTGATGTGTGGAGATTCGACAAACTCTGTGGACATTGAAGCATTAATGAACGGAGAAAAAGCGAATCTGCTGCTCCAGGACCCGCCGTATAATGTCGCTTACGAGGGCGGCACGACTGAACATTTGACCATCCAGAACGACAACATGGATGATGCGGCTTTCTTCAATTTCCTGACAGACGCGTTCAAGTGCGCGGTCGAAGTGATGACTCCGGGAGCGTCGTTTTATATTTTCCATGCCGATTCCGAAGGGTACAACTTCCGTGGAGCGTGCAAGGTTGCCGAGCTTCAGGTACGCCAGTGCCTGATTTGGAAAAAGGACTCGTTAGTCCTGGGAAGACAGGATTACCAATGGCTGCATGAGCCGATTTTGTACGGCTGGAAGGACGGAGCCGCGCATAGCTGGTATGCTGACCGAAAACAAACCACTGTGTTGGAATTCGACCGTCCGAAACGGAGTGAGCTTCATCCGACTACGAAGCCCGTCGAAATACTGGTTTATCTGATTAAAAATTCCTCGCAGCGCAATGAACTGGTTGCGGATTTTTTCGGCGGTTCAGGCAGCACACTGATTGCCGCCGAGCAGATCGGCCGCAAGGCATATCTAATGGAACTTGATGAAAAATACTGCGATGTCATCCGCAAGCGATGGGCTGAATTTGTTCACGGCGAAGGATGCGACTGGCAGAAATTAACCCCGAAAATATAGGAGAATTTGATAATATGAATCAAATTAAATTGAAGATATCTCCCACCGAAGCACACATAATGCGCATGCGGATCAAGGAAATGGGATTAAAAGTCCCTGAGTGGTTCGATAAATTAACGGATGCAGAACTGGCCGCTTGCTACAATGGCGCGGGCGGCGATCACACTCCGATAGCAATACGCAAAATTCTGACCCGGTTGCTAGGATTTGCACCTGAAGCCATCCTGATCCATGACGCTGAATTCCAGTATACGAGGCGCTTTTTCCCCCTGGATTATTACAGCCAGAAAAAATTCCATGCCTCCAACCGCAGGCTCGGAGAAAACGCCGTAATCCTGGCAAAACTGAGCAAGCCCTGGTACTCGTTCCTGCGTTATTGGAGGATATTTGTTGGCAGGCACGCCCGTTATGTGACTGACGAATGGGGGTACGATGAATGGATAATTTGAGTTCAAACCAGCTTAGAATTACAGCTCTGTCTATCTTCGACCTGGTCAAACTCCTGAAACGTTCGGGCAGCCGTACTGTTTCTGAGGAAACGGTCAGAGAAGACGTCGAGTCCGGCGCGCCGGTAAATCCAGATGGAACTTTTAACCTCATAAAATATGCCGCATATCTGGCAAAGGATACTGACGATGCCGCAAATTAACCCGTCCTCGATGCGCCCGGTGGAAGTGGCGCGGCTGATAAATTCCACAGAGCTGGGCTTCGTGCTGCCTCAGGCACGGATTTACCGGGATTTCAACCGTGTCGGCTTCCGTATTGCCGCTTCCGACAACTCACGGAACATCAATCTGCTCAAGTACATCGCCTGGATGTTTGATCAGGAACACACACAGCAAGACGAATCGGCGGCGCGTTCATACGAAGAACGCCGGGACGCCGAACGTCAGCGTCAGGCGGAACAGTCATTGTCCGGCCGCGACATCGGCCCCTTGCCGGAAGTCGGCAATCCCCGGCGGAAAGCGGAGTGCGAGCGCAATTTCCGGCTTTTCTGTGAGTGTTATTTCCCGGAGACATTCTCCCTGGAATGGTCAGAAGATCATATCAAGGTGATCTCCAAGATCGAAACAGCGGTATTGTCGGGCGGCTTGTTCGCGCTGGCGCTCCCGAGGGGTATGGGTAAAACTTCACTTGCGGAAGCCGCCTGTTTATGGGCGATGCTTTACGGTCACCGCGAGTTTGTGGCGCTGATCGGAGCGACTGAAGGAGCCGCTTTGGAAATCCTCGACAGCATTAAAACCGAACTGGATGTTAACGAACTGCTGGCTGAAGATTTCCCGGAGGTGTGTTTCCCGGTCGCGCAGCTTGAGGGAATCGCCAATCGTTGCGCCGGGCAGCTTTACCAGGGCGTGCGTACTCGCATCACCTGGACGAGCAATGAAATCGTCCTGCCGACGATCAAAAGCAGCAAAGCCAGCGGCATCATCGTCCGCGTTGCCGGAATAACCGGCCGGATTCGCGGCATGAAATACAAACGTTCCGATGGCCGTAACGTGCGCCCATCGCTGGTGATTATCGACGACCCGCAGACTTCAGAATCCGCCGGTTCTCTGGAGCAGACCCGGAAACGCATCCGGGTATTGGGCGGAGACATTCTCGGACTGGCGGGACCGGGCCAGAAAATCTCCGGCGTCATGCCGTGTACCATCATCCGTCCCGGCGACATGGCTGATACCATCCTGGACAAAAACAAGCATCCGGACTGGAACGGCGAGAAAACCCGCATGGTCTATAAATTCCCGGACAACATGAAGCTCTGGGAAAAATATGCCGAACTCAGGGCCGAATCCCTGCGCACCGATGGCAATTTCCAGGCGGCGACTGATTTTTACCGGGAAAACCGGGAAGCGATGGACGCCGGAGCGGAAGTCTCATGGGAAGCGCGGTATAACCATGATGAAATCTCCGCGCTTCAACACGCCATGAACCTGAAATTCCAGGACGAGACGGCTTTCCGGAGTGAATACCAGAATGATCCGCTGCCGGATGATGACAGTGACGAGGCATTGCTGACCGTGGATGAAATCGCCTCAAAAGTCAGCGGTTTGAAGCAGAACCGCATCCCGATGGCCTGCGACAAGCTGACGATGTTTGTCGATGTACAGAAAGCGCTGCTTTTCTATGTGGTAACTGCCTGGAATGATGAGTTTACCGGGGCGGTGATCGATTACGGCGCGTGGCCGGATCAGCGGCGGCGGATGTTCTCTCTGGCGGACGCCAACCCGACGATTCAGAGTGTTTTTCCGCAGGCTGGCTTTGAGGGAGGCTTGTACGGAGCGCTGACGGAGCTGACGGATGATTATTTGTCGCGTGAATGGCAGCGCGAGGACGGTGCGATGTTTAAAGTAGAACGCGCCATGATCGACGCCAACTGGGGACAGAGTACGGACATCGTCTATCAGTTTTGCCGTCAAAGCACACATTCGAACCTTATTTTGCCGTCACATGGTAGATACGTCGGGGCCAGTTCCAAGCCGATGACCGAGTACCGGAAAAAGCCCGGCGACCGGCTCGGCCTGAACTGGATGATTCCTAACGTTGCCGGCAAACGTGCTATCCGGCATGTAATCTACGACTCCAACTTCTGGAAATCATTCATCCATGCCAGGTTTGCGGTTGCTCTGGGAGATAAAGGCAGCCTGACATTTTACGGCCGGGCACCGCTGCAACATCAGCTTATTGGCGAACACCTGACAGCCGAGTACCGCGTCAAAACCGCAGGACGCGGGCGTGTAGTAGACGAATGGAAAATCCGTCCGCAGCATAACGACAACCATTTTTTCGACTGCCTAGCTGGTTGTGCGGTGTGTGCTTCGATGCTGGGAGCAACTCTCCCTGAATTCGGGAATGGAAGCAGAATGCGCAAAGGCGCTATCAAGCTATCAAATCGAAGAGGCGACAACCGCGAATCAGTATCCAACAGAATGGTCAGTGAGAAAATTAAGCTTTCCGAAATGCGGAAAAACAAAAGATAACCCAAGGTTGAATAATTTGTGCTTGGTTGGATACTATTGAAAACGAATGAATTGAGTGGTAAATATAATTAGTCATTAGATTTACGTCTTTATTGCTGAACGATATTTAAGGTAATCAAGAGGTTTTGAAAAGGGAGAGCGCAAGAGGTAAAAAAACTTTTCCCCTCTCATAGCTGATTATTTTTAGGTATAATGCTGAAGATAGGTAAACTGTTATACATTGCTTTTACTATTTTGTCTGGAGTATGTCATTCAGATATTATGGTTCGTTTTAAAATGTCATCAAGGTTACTTCCTATATTCAGCTTCGATGTAAATTCCAGATATTTCCATACTTCATTTACTTCTTTGCTGGCAAGAAAGCCAACAGAAGCTCCATGGCTTTCAATTATTTTTTTAATCCTTCCAACTACTCGCATCCAGCTTGATAAAATCATTCTAGCTTCAGAAAAATCAACAATAAATATAGTGCTACTTGGGTAGGATTTAACTATATTTTCTATATCGTCTATTTTATCATAAGATATTTCTGCAGGAAAAGCGGGCAACTGATAGCCTCCCATCGTTCCGGACAAATCAACATGAATATAGCCCTCGCATTCATTAAATATAATTTTGCCTTTTTGGCGCCTATCTAATAAAACATGGACTGTATTTGGTTGGGGCTGAGTAAAACGAGATGAGAGCTCCTTAACTAAACCAATTCCACTTGCGTTATCTGCTTTCAAAAGAGCCGATGCAAGATTAAATCCGTTGCTGCTATCTGAAACTAATATTGATAACGTCTCAGGGCTTAAGGTAAGCTGAATTTTGACCCAAGACTTTACTTGATTTTTTGCTCCGTGAATAAAAGCATTATCAATAAGCTCACGAAGAACTAACTCACCACGAGAGCATTCTGAATCAGACCATCCTTTTTCTCCAGCAATTGCTATTATAAATGCAATCAATTCCAATGCTTCAGCATACTGTATCCCCGTGAATTTTTCTTTGATAATCAAAAGACGATCCTTCCACTCAGGAGAGCGCTTTAGTGCTGCTAATGCAGAAGCAATAGATTCTCTTGAATCTTTACTTATTAATAGTTTAAAGAAGTCTAGTAAACTCATTTCTGTTTTGTGAATAATTTTAGTTTCTACATATCATTCTAAAATTGGATAACGAATACGGCAAAGCCTCCTTCTATAGTCTACCGCAATTTCTTTAATATAACAAATTTCAGGAACTTATCAAGTTTTAATTCGAATTCAGTATATTTATTATCATAAAAAAACATTCCCAGCAAGAAATTTCAATCAAAAACGCTTCCACCCCTAGTTTGACGGGGTCATTTTTTGTTCCTTTTTCGTATGTATAGAGTGGAAAGGCAATCCATGCCTAAAACTCAAAGGAGGCTCTATGCAGAAAGATACGCAGAAACAAGATTCACCGCTTCAGGAAATCGCTCAAATCCTCGCCAACGGCATTGTCAGGATGCGAAGAAAAGGAGCGTCGAAGTAATGAAGTATGGAAGTGTGTGCAGCGGTGTTGAAGCTGCGACTTTAGCTTGGGAGCCGCTGGGATGGAAGCCAGCATTTTTTGCTGAAGTGGAACCTTTCCCGTGCGCGGTGCTTATGCAGAAGTTCGGAGCTACCAGGCCTGAACTTGTGCTGGAACCGGACGGAGCTGATTCTGAAAAGGAACGCAAACAGCGTGAGTCGTGGAAAAAACAAATCGACAAGTTCCCGGATGGCGGAGGCATTCCGAATCTCGGAGATTTTACAAAAATAACCAAGGATGATTATGACGGAAAAATTGACCTGCTCGTTGGCGGATGCCCATGCCAGAGCTACTCTGTCGCGGGGCTTAGAAAAGGGCTCGACGACCCGCGCGGCAACCTCTCGCTTGAGTTTGCGCGACTGGCTTACCTACTTGAAGCAAGATGGTTCTGCTATGAAAACGTACCTGGAATTTTGTCACAGGGACAAGGAAGAGCTTTCGCTGAAATACTATCAGCTCTCTGCGGATGGGAAGTTGAAGTTCCTGTACTCAGAAAGAAAAAAAACGGCGAGTCCGTCCGAGGTTGGAAAAACTCTGGAGTCGTCACTTCCGCACCCGGACATTTCGGGCTGGCGTGGCGAACTCTTGACGCTCAATTCGTGCGAGTGGACGGGTATAAAAGAGCTGTGCCTCAAAGACGAAGGCGTCTGTTCATTGTCGGATATCTTGGAAGCTGGGAACGTGCCGCAGCGGTACTTTTTGACGAAGAAAGCCTGCGAGGGGATACTCCGCCGGAGCGAAAAGCGGGGCAAGGAACTGCCTGCGGATTTGAAGTTGGCCCTGCTGGAGGTCGTCAATCAGAAGTAAGCTCCACTCTTGACACAAGATGCAAAGACGGCGCAGTTCGAAATCAAACGGGCATGCTCTGCATGGCTCACGGTCAGGGCAACGCGGAGGTTTTAGATGAAAAGTCTCCGACTTTGAACTGCAACCATGAAGCGCCAGTACTTTGCCTGAATAACCGTCCGCAGGAGTTTAGAACGGAAGAACAGATTCACTATCCGCTCAGGGCTACGGATTACAAACAACCTCCGGTTATCTGCTACGAAAACCATCCGAACGATTCCCGGATAAAGGAATTATCTGATGGAGTTTCGCCTCAAATAACAGCGAGGGCTGGGACAGGTGGTGGGAATCTTCCATTATTGCAAGTGGCTGGATTTTTGCCGGGGCAAGGCAAAAAAGCCGGAAGTGTCGGATATGAGGAAGGGCTGGCTCCGACACTGCGTAGCGGCTGCGACAGCTACGGCGTTCTCAAAAGCTACGGGATAGCGGAAAACATCATCAACCGCAAGGTCGAAAACGGCGGCAACGGTACCGGGATAAAGGAAGGAATCCAGTACACCCTGAATACGGTTTCGCCACACGGAGTCGCCTACAAATCAGTGGTTCGCCGGATGATGCCGATCGAATGCGAAAGGCTGATGGGATTTCCGGACAACCACACCCGAGTTGCCTGGAACGGCAAGCTGGAGGGAGAGTGCCCGGATTCACATCGCTACAAAGCTTGCGGGAACTCAATGGCGGTAAACGTCATGCGCTGGATAGGCATGAGAATACAAATGGTGGAGGATTTTTTAAATGAGTGAACTTGAACAGAAAATAAAAGACAACGCTTCCGGGCCGAAATCAGCGGAAAGCGACGGGCAGAAAGTCGAACAGCATTCCATCAAGGACCAGATCGAAGCCGATAGATATTTGAATTCAAAACAGGCCATAAAAAATAAAGGCATGGGAATAAGAATCGGGAAATTAGTACCACCGGGGAGCGCGTAGTGACAGTTAAAGGCAAATATCTTTTTTATCCTGACGGCAGAAGGTTTGAACTGGAAACTTCGCCCCGGAGTTCGATTTCTGTTAGGAGAAGTTTTGGGTGGAATCAGCAGATCCGGGCGCGCTTCGACGCTGCTCAGACGACGCATGACAATAAGCGCCACTGGGCGGCGGCGGATCACCTGTCGGCGGACATGGAGGCTTCACCGGAGGTGCGCCGGACACTGCGGACACGTTCGCGCTATGAAGTGGCGAATAATTCCTATGCCAAGGGGCTGGTGCAAATGTTGGCGAATGACTGTATCGGCACCGGCCCGCGTCTCCAGATGCTTACGCCGGATGAGGATTTCAACGATGAAGTCGAAACCGAGTTCATGCAGTGGGCGGAAGCGGTGAGACTTGCCGCTAAACTTCGCACCATGCGGATGGCGCGCTGCCAGGACGGCGAAGCGTTCGCGGTTATGTCCACTAATCCCAAAGTTCGGCACGAAGTAAAACTTGATCTGATGCTGATTGAGGCTGACCGAATCTGCAGCGACATGGTATGGCTGCCCGATGAAAAACTCGTCGACGGGATTAGTTTCGATGACTGGGGCAATCCAGACAGCTACCGGGTAATGAAATACCATCCCGGCGACATGCGCTACGCGCCGAGCGAGGAAGCGGTAAATGTTCCTGCCGACTACATGCTGCATATCTTCCGGCAGGATCGTCCGGGACTGCACCGGGGAGTGCCTGAACTGACGTCGGCATTACCATTGTTTGCACAGCTTCGCAGGTACAACCTCGCGGTGCTTTCGGCTGCTGAGGCGGCGGCTGATTTCGCGGCGATTCTTTATACTGATGCGCCACCTAACGGTGAAAGCGAAGAAGTCGAGCCGATGGATATTATCCCGCTGGAGCGAAATATGATGCTGACTGCTCCAGCGGGATGGAAGCTGGATCAGCTTGATCCCAAACAGCCAGCATCCAGCCATGCGGAATTTGTCAAGGTGATTTTGAGTGAAATTGCCAGATGCGTCTGCTCGACCTACGGCAGTGTCGCCGGGGATTTTTCCGGCTTCAATTACGCATCCGGGCGGCTGGATAATCAAATCTATCACAAGTCTATTCTGGTGGACAGAAGTTTCTGGCAAGGCGAAATCCTGAACCGCATTTTCGAGCTCTGGATTAGGGAATACATGCTGGCAAGACCATTCACTGACAGAGGCTATTTCAGGCTTCCCAGGCATACCTGGTTTTGGGATAATTTTCCGCATGTCGACGCAAATAAAGAAGCAAAGGCGCAGGAACTAAGACTGAAGAATCACACAACCACGCTGGCGGCTGAGTGCGCCAAAGACGGGCAGGATTACATGTCAGTAATTCACCAACGTGCCAAAGAGCTCGCACTCATGCGCAAGCTCAAAATACCGCTTAACGACGACAACGCGTCGCAAAATATTAACCCGGAACCGAAGAGCGGTTCTGAACCAAAGGAAATAGCAAATGAGTAATGATTTTCTGCTGATCGAGGCGGCCGGAGGCGCGAAACCCAAAGTCATGGGGCTCGCGTATTCCGGCGGCAAAATGAACCTGCCTGGCTGGAAGCACCCGGTGGTGGTAGACCTTGGCGGTCTGGAATTGCCCGAGAGCGTTCCGCTACTGGCGAACCACCAGAATAAAACAGCATCCAGGGTCGGGATGGTCACAGCTTTGGTCAGGGACAATGCCTTGGAGATTGACGGGCAAATCATATCCGAAAGCGATGATGCCCAGGATATCGTGGCGCAGAGCAAGGCCGGAGCAGACTGGCAGTTGAGCATCGGGGCGGATGTCATCAATGCCGAACTGGTCAAGTCCAGCCGAGAGGTGAACGGGCAGAATCTTGACGGCCCCTTTTATCATGTCAAGCAGGCAATGCTGCGGGAAATTTCTGTGATTCCGTGCGGCGCCGATTCCAAAACAAATATGAAAGTAACCGCAAGTTTTAACCTTGAACCTAAAAACATAAAAGGAGAAGTTCCAGCTATGGCAAACGAAAACCCGAAAAAGGAATCCGAAAAAGAAAAAGTAGAACCGGAAACCAACCCAAAAAAGGAATCCGAAACTAAGGAAAACAAAGCAAACCCGACTCCCAGGGAGGAATCAAAAATCAAAGAAGAACCGAAAAAAGAGCCCAAAGCCGAAGCGGCGGCAACGCCTCCGGCAATCCAGGCTCAGGCTCATGATGCCGCGCAGCAGGCGGTCAAGGCTGAACGCGAGCGAGTGGGAAAAATCCAGTCAATTTGCGATGGTGATTTCCCGGAAATTGAACGCGAGGCGATTTCCGCAGGCTGGACTCCTGAAACCGTCACGTCAAAAGTGCTGGCGACAATCCGCGCTGAACGCCCCAGCTCCGATGTGAATATTTCCGTCAAAAGCAAGCCTGAAGGCGACGGGATGCGCAAGACTTTGGAAGCGGCGATGTGCCTGCGGGTCGGAGTGGACGCGGATTCGCTGGAAAAATCAATCGGCGCCCAGGCGGTCGAGGCTGGTATGAGCGAAATGGATATGCCTTTGCGCCAGCTGATTGTCGAATGCATGAGGCTTGACGGCATTCCGGCGTCACGCGGCTTTGACAACGACACCATCCGGGCGGCGTTTTCCAGCGTGAGTCTGCCGGGCATCTTGAGTAATGTGGCAAATAAAAAGCTGCTTCAAAGCTACAAAGCCCAGCCGGTTATCGCCACGAAACTCTGTAGTACCGGAGACTTGAACGATTTCAAGGAGAACGACCGTTTCCGCCTGACCGATGTCGGTGATCTGCTGCCGGTGGCCGCTGACGGCGAGATCAAAGAAGGCGGGTTTGTGGAAGAAGCTGCCAAAAACCAGCTAGACACCTACGGCAAGAAGTTCTGCCTGACGCGCAAAATGATCATCAACGATGACCTTGGGGCTTTCATGAAAGTGCCGGTTGCGATGGGTAACCGTGCCGCGAGGCTGATTGACCAGCTGTTCTTCAGTCGGCTCCTGTCAAATCCGAATCAGGCAGACGGTAATGCACTGTTCAGTTCCGCACACAAAAACCTGCTGGCCGGTTCAAGTTCCGCACTGGGAACAGAAAGCCTCAAAAAAGCTATTCAGGTCTTCCTCGACCAGGTTGACGCGGACGGACAGCCGCTCAGCGTCGAGCCGAGGTTCCTGCTGGTTCCGACCGCGCTGAAGCATCTGGCGATTGAGCTTACCAAAGGCGCAACTTTGATTATGGCAGGCGGCAGCAATCAGTCAATACGTCCGGCATTGAACGTGCTGGCCGATGAAAACCTGCAGGTCGTAAGTTCACCTTACCTGGGCAACTCCGCTTATCCCGGCAGTTCCCAGACCGGCTGGTATTTGTTCGGCGATCCGCAGACCGTGGACACCTGGGAAATCGGCTATCTCAAAGGCAAACGCACACCGACAGTTGAACGTGGCGAAACCGATTTCAACACGCTGGGGCTGTGGTTTCGGGTCTATTTTGACCTTGGAGTCCGCGAGCAGGATCATCGCGGTATGGTCTGCTCCGCAGGAGCCTAACTTTCAATTTTAAGGGAGCGAAAGCTCCCGCACTTTTAACTTTAAAACGGAGGTTTTTATGCTTGCAAAATATGTACAAAGAGGTCATGAAATTGATTTTATTCCCGAAGCTGATGTGGCGGCGGGAGATGTGGTAATAATTGGCGATTTGGTCGGTATTGCCAAACTCGACATCAAAGCCGGGACTCTTGGTTCCTTAGCCTTGGTCGGAGTATTCGATATTCCCAAAGCTACTGGCGAAGGTACTGCGATTGTGGTTGGCGCGATTGTATTCTGGGATGCTGAAAATTCACAGATAACAACTACTGGCGGAGAAAACAAATATCTCGGCAAAACCATTATCGCTTCCAGCGACAATGATGCTCATGCCAGAGTAGTTATCAATGTTTCCCGCGATGTGCCGATCAGTGCGACAGGTGCTATTGCTGATCCCGAAGCCAACGCTGAGGATATTGACGATCAGTCAGGCGGTACGGCCAGCGAAACCCATCAATTGGCGGCAGTAGCTGATACTTCAGCAACTGACCAGTCCGGCGCAATCAATAACAACTTTGCCACAATTGGAGCTGAATACAACATTCTCAAAGATGATGTTGAAGCCAATAACGGTAAACTTGACTCCATACTGGCGGCGCTGCGGACGCTGGGGCTGATTGCAACTGAATAATGGGTATGCTCGAACAGGGACTTGCCTGGCTGGAATCCCAGCGAAAAACCCACCTGTCCGTGCCGGTAATCTACCGGCGCGACGGTGACTCTGCCGAGGTATCGGCGACTGTTGGTAAAACGGTATTCAAGGTAACTGATGATTACGGGCGCTTTCAGCATATCGAAAGCCGAGATTATCTAATCAGTGCTGACGATCTGATGTTAAATGAAACACACATTTTACCCAGGCAGGGCGATGAGATCATTGAAAACAGCTTCATATATGAAGTCATGGCGCCAAATAATGAACCGGAATGGCGGTACTCCGACAGTTCCCGGCAGACCTTGCGGATACACACAAAACTCATAGGAGAAACAGAATAATGGAAGCATGTAGTGAGCTGGAACATTGCAAGAAGCAGTTCGATTTGCTCTTCGAAAAATTAGACAAGCTGGACTCATCTATTCGCGGCAACGGCAAGCCGGGAATCACAGTCAGGCTTGATCGCCTTGAACAGGCCGCTAAAGTCCATACGCGCCTCATTTGGGTATTGCTTGGCGCGGCCTTGACTGCCCTTGTTCAATATCTGGTGAGGTGATTTATGTCATTACTCATCGACATAGCCGATGCCTTAGCCGTTGAACTGAATGCCGCGGAGCTTTCGCAGGAATTCACTGCCGAGGTCAATCTCAAGCCGGAATTCGAACTGAAAGACCTGAAAGAACTCAAAGTCACGGTTGTGCCGAAATCGCTAAAGTTTTCGGGAGCCGTCCGGCAAGAATCAGGCAGGGAAGTGCAGATTGATATTGGTGTGCAAAAGAAAACCGCTGATCCTGAGCAACTCGCTACATTGTTGCAACTGGTCGAGGAGATCGCTGGTATTTTTGACCGCAAACGCCTGGCGGGATATCCGAAAGCGGTGTGTATCGGGATCGAGAACGAGCCGGTTTACGATCCTGAACATCTGCGGCAGTATCGGCAGTTCACCAGCGTTATTACGCTGAAATTCAGGCTGACTTGAGATGTTTGGAATGAAATGCCGTTCACAGCTTGATGCTCGGAAGGTCAGGAAAAAAGCTGATGCCGGGACGTTCAGAAGCCTGAACCATGCTGCCGCCGCGATTCGCCTGACTGCCAGACGGAGTATCAGGCGAAGCCCGAAAAAATCATCTTCAGGCACGCCGCCGCATACCCGGCGAGGTCTGCTCAAACGCGCATTGCTTTACAATGTCGACAGATCAAGGATGCGGGCGGTCATAGGACCGGCTTATTCCATCGCGGGACGTTCCGGCAGCGCCCACGAATTCGGCGGCAAATATTACGGCAGGAAGTACCCCAAAAGGTCGTATATGGGACCTGCTTTGAAGGCTAATAAACGGCGACTGCCTAAAATGTGGGCAAATTCAATCAGATAATTACGGAGGTTTTTATGTACAAAGTAGGATTTGAAGCAAAGATTTTTTATGGAGCCGCAGGCACTAAAGCTTCGACAGAACTCAAGCACGTTCAGGATTCAGTTTCACTCAACATCGAAAAAGGCAGTGCTGAAGTCGCAGTGCGGTCGTCAAACTGGAAAAAAGTTTTGTCAGGACTGAAAGACGCATCTGTAGAATTTACCCTCGCCGGGGATACTTCCGATGCCGGATTTCAGGCAATCCAGAGTGCGTTTTTCAACGACACGCCGATTGCGCTGTTTATTGCCGATGCGGAGACCGACGGAGTTGGTTTGGATGCCGATTTCGAGGTGATTTCATTCAACCGAACCGAGGGACTGGAGGAAGTCATTAACTACGCGGTGAACGTCAAACCGTCCGGTAAATCAACCCGTGAACCGAGCTGGGAAGGCGGAGCCGGAGGCGGTGAATAATGAAATGTTTCAAGGATAACCGGAACCGCAACTGGACGATTGTGGTGAATGTCGCCGCGGTCAAACGGGTGCGCTCGCTGCTGGATATTAATCTGCTGGACGTGGTAAAGCTCGATGAGAAGAACCGCCCGAATGTCGATCTGCTCGAAAAGTTGGCGTCCGACCCGGTATTGCTGTGCGACGTCATTTATTGCATTTGCAAACCGGACGCCGACGCGCAGAACATTTCTGACGAGGATTTCGGGGCAGCGATGGGCGGGGATGCCATCGAACACGCAACCACCGCTTTACTGGAGGAACTGGTCGATTTTTTCCCCGAAGCGAAGCGGCTGGTGCTTCGCAAGCTCATGAACGCCGGGGAAAAGGTCAAACTTCAGATGGAGAAAGCCCTGAAGCTGGAACTGGAGAATCCGCAGCTCGATCAGGAACTGGAGAAACAGGTGAAGGAATATATAACTTCATCTACCAGCTTGCCGGAATCCTCGGAATAAACCCCGATCCGTTCACGCTCCGGGAACTTTTGATCATGGCGGATTCCAGAGGAAAAGACAACTGGAATCACACATCCAGCTTGCTGGCAATGCTGTTCAATATCAACCGCGACCCGAAAAGACAGCGGGCGATTTCACCTGAAGTTTTCAATCCTTATGTAACCCATAAAGCTAAGAAAGACACCCGTCTTGCCTTTGAGTTTATGAAACAACTCTGGACCAAGGAAAAATAATCAATGCCCTCAAGTGCCAACATTCGAGCCGGTGCCGCCTACGTCGAGCTGACTGTGGAAAACAGTGCGCTCATTCGCGGACTTAAAGCCGCGCAGACCAAGCTGAAGAATTTCAGCCGGAGCGTGACCGCCGCCGGGAAGAAACTGCTGGGGATCAGCGCGATCATGGCGTTGCCGTTTGCCGGCGGCGCCATGGTTTTTGCGGATTTCGAAGAGCAGATGGCGAACGTTTCGACGATGCTCGACGAACCGGCAAAATACATGGACGCCTATAAAAACGGCATCCGTAAAATGTCCGTTGAGTTCGGCGAAGGCACCGATACCCTGGCAAAAGGTTTGTACGATATTTTGTCAGCCTCTATCGATCCGGCCAAGGCTCTGGACGTGCTGGCGGTCTCGGCCAAGGCGGCGAAAGCCGGGCTTACCGATACCGGGATAGCTGCTGACGCGATCACCACTATCCTGAATTCCTATGGACTGAGCGCAGATCAGGCGCAGAGTGTTTCAGATCTTTTATTTCAAACTATTAAGCGCGGAAAAACAACATTTGCTGAATTAGCTCCCAACATCGGCATGGTGGCATCGACCGCCGCCAGCGCAAACGTTCCTCTTGAAGAACTGGGCGCGGCGATTGCCACGATGACCCGGAACGGGGTTAAAACCGATAACGCGGTGACGGCATTAACTTCGATTATAGCGGCATTCCTGAAGCCGTCGAAAGAAGCTGCGGCATATGCCAAAACCCTCGGCTTTGAGATGAGTTCCGCGACGATCAAAGCGGAAGGATTGAAAGGCGTATTTGAACGGATTCAGAAGCTACCGCCGGATGCGGTCAGCAGGCTCTTTCCGAAAATCCGGGCCTTGCGCGGTGTCCTTCCGGCCTTGCGCAATATGCAGGGATTTGTCGAAGATGTTGAGTTGATGAAGAATCGCGCCGGAATAACCGAAACCGCCTACGCCAAAATGGCGAACACGCTTTCCATGGTCTTTGCCCGGCTCAAACAAGCTGGAATGCTGGCTTTGTCGGTAATCGGCGAAGCCCTGGCGGAAGATTTGCGTAAAGTTGCCAGTGTGTTTATGCGGGTCATTAGCGCGGTTACCGCCTTCATCAAACAGAACAAAAAACTGGTGGTGACGGCGGCAAAAGTCGTCGGGATAGTCGCGCTGATTGCAGGCGGACTCCTGACGCTGGGCGCTATTGCCGGGACGCTGTCGTTTGCCATCGGCGGGCTGCTTTCGATTGTTTCCGTCTTTACCGGTGTACTCAGTTTCATGATCGGGACCGTGGGGACGATTGTTTCGGTGCTGACTGCCAGTATTTCCATCTGGTGGCTGGTCGCGGCAGCAGTGGCGGCGGTCGGGGCGACGTTCCTCATCCAGAGCGGGGTTATCGGCAAAATCATCGACTGGTTCGGGGCGAAATTCGCGCAACTCAAGCAGTTTGCTATTACCGCGTTTGACGGGATAAAAGCGGCGCTCTCCTCCGGGGATTATTCCCTGGCGGCAAGGATACTCTGGCTGAGCCTGCAAGTTGCCTGGCAGAAAGGAATAAGTGTGCTTCTGGGTTATTGGCTCGGATTCAAGCAGGCATTCATGACCGCTACTCTTGAAACTTTTTATGGAGCTTTGAGTATAATCACCGATTCTTGGGCGAGCTTAAAATCTGCCTGGGTTAGTGTGGTCGGTTTCCTGCAAAAATTCTGGATTGGATTTACCAGCACGATTATGAAGGCCTGGAACAGCACTTTCGCCTGGCTGGCAAAAAAGTGGCTTGACATCAAAGGCATGTTCGATGATTCTATCGATATTGAAGCTGAAAAACGGCAAATAGACATTGAAGCTGCCAAGAAAAATGCAGGAGAAGATGCGGCATATAAGCAGATTGACAAGGATTCTCAAAAACAGAAATCAAAAATCGAACAGCGCAGGCAGATTGAACAGGATGCCATCGGCCAGCAAATGGCCGATGACCTGAAACAACACAACAGCCAGTATGTCGATGATTTATCCAAATCACGGCAGGCTCTTACTGATGCCCGTAAGGAATGGCAGACGGCTATTTCCGAGGCGAAGAACAAGAAAACGGAAACGAAAAAGCCGGAATCTACTCCGATAAAAGACGCAATGGCTAAACTGAAAGATGCCGGGGATACAGTGGCGGCGGCGCAGGGAAAAGTCAAAGTACAGGGCTCGTTTTACGCTCAGGCATCACAGTCTCTTTCATCCGGCACCGCCGCCGAGCGCACCGCGAAAGCATCCGAAGATATCAAGAAAAATACCCGTAAAACCAACCAACTCCTGAAGGAAAAGAACTCCGGCGAGCTGGCTTTTGAATAAAGGTGAACCATGGAAGCAAGAATCGAACCGGCGTTTTTCGACCGGACCCAGGCAATCGACAATGATGGCAACTACACGACCGCCGAAATTCCGTATTTCGTTTTTGAAGTTGAAGACGAGGATGCGGCTATTGAGTTCGCTAAGACGAATGTGCCGCTCATGTTCAACGCAATCCCGCTGGAAAGTATCGAAATCGACGAACGCCTCAGCTCGAATGTTTTCAAAATCAATGCGCAGTATAAAAAGAGCAGTAGTGCGGCATTGTCATCTATTGATAATGATGAGCCCGATTCGCTTTATGCGTTCGACACTGGTGGCGGCACCCAGCATTTAACTCAGTCGTTGAAAACTGTCGCAAAATATCCATCCGATGCTCCTGATTACGGCGGGGCTATCGGGTATGACGGTGAAAATGTCAACGGCATAGACGTTACAATGCCCGTCATGAATTTTTCCGAGACGCATTATGTAAAGCCGAGCCGGGTAACAACAAAATATAAGAAAAATATCAGTGATTTGACTGGCAGCGTTAATAGTGGTCAGTTCAAAGGATACCCTGAAGGCGAAGTGTTATTTCTTGGTGCTAACGGTTCACGGAGAGGTGATGACCGCGATAATTTCTGGGAGATTTCATTTAAATTCGCGGTTTCCGCAAACCGCCAAAATCTTAAAGTCGGCAGCCTTACCGTTTCAGAAAAGAAAGGCTGGGATTATTTATGGGTGCGTTATGCCGACGATCTCGAAGACGGTGAAACTCTGGTCAAAAAGCCAATAGCCGCTTATGTCGAAAAAGTTTATGAGCGTAAGGATTTTGGGCTTCTTGGAATAGGACGTTGACTATGGAAAAAGTGAAGTCAGGTGAAAAATTTCAGGTCAAAGCCAATACCTGGAACGCCTTTGTAGACGCGGCGCGCTATGTCAAAAACCAGAGTACCAACCTGAAAAGTGATTCGAACGGCTTCACAGGTAATCCCGTGTTTGTAAAAGTGGTTAACGACTCCGGAGAGACTTGGGATATTTTCATGCCGCTGGTTTTGACGGAACCGCTGATAAAGATTGAAAGCGCGGCTGACGCACTGAAGTTTGCCGGGCAGATTCCTGTTTTCAAAGCTGAAACATATGCAGGAAATTCCGGCACAGTTGGTATTACCCAGGAAGTTATCAAAGACGGCAAAATCGGAAAAGTCATGGTTGCCGGGATCAGCCCGGTGAGAATGGATTCGGAACTGCCTTTGAACTTGATCTGGCAGCAGGAAGACTGGGGGATAGTAAACCTGACCGGTGGCGCCGGGTATTCCGGCCCCTTCAAGCTAGTGGTTTCGGAGTTGGGAATCGAGGTCGTCAACGGCATGAATCCCGACGACCTGCACGCCGGATATATACTCTTCAACGGCAAAATAATGTCGGTTGAGACAGGCTTTGTTTTAAGCTCCAGAGAAGGACATGTTTGTTTGATTGCGGAAATAGACGAGGCTGACGAAGCTTTCGTATATTTTGATATTATCGACGGTGATTTGTCTGAAATAGAAGAAGATATCGCAGTTTATCCCTTGGGCTATGCCGAATCCAATGATGAGAACGAGATTACGAATACAATCCAGTTTCACCACGCCATGCCGGAATTGTGGTTGACGGATGAATGTTAACGGGGAATGCAAGTGAAAAAAATCTGGCGAAACAATAATAAGATAGTTGTCAATGATAATCGTCTGGTGCGATGCGGGGATTGCCCCTGCTGTATAAAATGCGCGTTATTTATCTGGCCTGTCATGCACTATGGAATAAGCAGCACAACCGGAACTACCTGCTCGGATAGTATATTATGTTTCAATACAGGTGGAGTTTTTTTCGGAGGCTGGCGGGAACTGGGGGGAAGCGGCAGCTATACCGACTTTACGGATGATTATATCTGGTGGGACCGGGAGGCGGGGCTCTATAGATCGCGTTCTCCCAATGACATTGACCTGTATGACCAATACCCCGACGGCTATAAAATTTTAGCTTTTACCTGGCATCCGGATTTTAGTATGGCAATGAAACCCGATTACTCGTTCTGGTCTGTCGGAGATGCCCCGCACACCAGCGATATTTTACTCTATAAAGCCAACCAGTTCCCTGACTTGTTGCCAAGCTTGACGGAAGAACATTGTGACCCGTCGGTCGACTCGAAGTTTTATACCGCGGGACATATGTCTTTTCCGTGGTTTTTCCGGGTAGTGCCGAATTACAATGCTGAAACAATGATGGCAACCGTCGGCACGGAATTAGACCAGGTCACGCAGCAGATATTAATGTATCCCAACTACATATACCTGGAACGCCTTGACGGATATGTATACCCGGATAATGATTTAAGGACAGCGGCCGGAATTGAATCCGGCGTGCTGTACAAACATCCGCTATGTGAAGGATACTCGTTTAAAGTTGTGTACGATATGTTTAAATTCCTGTCACGCCGGGAAGATAATAAGAAATGGTATAACCTGGGCTTGAGGATGGACGATCCTTTTGTCGAACAGTGGATAGCACTTGAGATTACCGTATATGACCCAAACGGCGTCCCGATAGAATGCCCGCCTGTAAATATTGATCCGGGGATACCGCCATTTGAAGTTTTTGAACCAGCCGGGAGTTCGTCAGGCTCCGGCAGTGGTTCAAGTTCAGGCTCTGGTAGTTCGTCCGTCTCCAGCTCCGGTAGTAACTCAGGTTCTGGCAGTTCGTCTGGCTCAGGCTCGGGTTCAGGGTCTAGCAGTGGCTCCAGTTCAGGTTCAAGTAGCAGATCGGGCAGCGAATCGGGCAGCACATCAGGTTCGAGTAATTCAGGCTCCGGGAGCAATTCCTCAAGTTCCGGGCCGACAACTTCCTGTTATGCCACTATTACAATCTGCATCCGCAATACGGAGACCGGATATTGCCACCACCAGGGGACAAGTGTACTGCATATCGATGAAATCGGCGAAATAGAAGGTATCGGGATCGCCGACCTGACCATTGGAGGAGAAAGAACAGACATTGACGACAGCATTTGGTCGGCGGTACAGCACGGCCCATGCTTTCCATCTTATATCGACGCTGTTGAATGGCACCACGCCGCTCACACAACCGAAGAATGGGACGAAATCGGCGAGAATATTTGCTGCGGCTATGTAAAGGCACTGGTTTGCCAGTATGACGAAATGATGGGAATGATTTTTTACACCGTTAAAGTCCTGCAAGTGAAGGGGGGAATAAAAGTTGTGTATTACGGCAAAGAATATCCTATCGGAGAGTGCACTACCGAAATGTATGAAATGTTTCCCGGCGAGTATGAAAAATCAGTAATCTGCATAACTCAGCTTTCACCAATAGGAACCTACGCTGAAGCTAATGCCTATGACCACGGTTATACCGATGAGGAACTGGAAACATTATGCCCCGGTGGTTATGCAGTCGCCCTTATTACCGGTGTCCTCTCCGGCATGGATTGGTATGGAGCATATATGTATACCACAATTATGGTATTCCCCGATGAAACCCCGGAAGAAGCTTATGGAAGATGGGCCGCCGAATACACCCAATACCAGACATCCGCAAACACTGAATATATAGGCTTTTTTGAAACAATGGACGAAGCTTACATTTTTATACAAGCAGCTTGCGCCGCGTGTGGCGGTTGCGGTGCTCCGAAACATAGCTTCCCGCCATGCGGTCAATAACAACAGGAGATTTTAAAAAAATGGAAAACATGAATTGCCCGAATTGCGCACTGAAGCACATAGCTGCCGCGATCAGCTATGCCAAAGAAATCATGGCGGGGCATGGGAAAGGCGCAGACCTTGACCATAGGCCCGATTTTCTCGGCGAGCTGGTAAACGCTGAACATCACTTAAAGGCAATTAACCAGAATTTGTTTGCTTTTGTGGTGAAAATAAGACGGCATGTGCAGGATACACAAACAACCCCATCCGAAACGATTGTCATGCGACTTAGAAAGCTGTGGGCAAACATTGAAACAAACTATCTGGACGGTGAGAATATTCCTGATACTCTTATTAATCCAAATACGATGAAAAAAGTAACAAGCAAGCCCTGCGGCTCCTGCGGAAAAAAGAAAGCTGCTGGGGCGAGTAACAGAGTGACGGATATTGTCATTCCGCTGGCGGAAAAAGGCGCTCACGACAATCTGGAACTGCGTTACGCTCTGCGTTCAATCGAAAAACACGCGCGCGGCTATCGCGATATAATCATTGTTGGGAACAATGTCCCGAGCTGGCTGCAAAACGTCAGGATTATCAGTTCTGTTGAAGATTCAAGCCGCAAGAATATCACGCTGTTCCGCAAACGTCTGGCGGCGGCGATGGAATCCGACGCGGATTATAACCTCTACTGGTGCGATGATTATGTCCTTCTTAAAACAATGAATGTAATGAGCATTCCGGCCTTGCGCAACGACAAGGATTTACTGGACTACTCTGGCGGCAGGGTTTGGCACCGATGCCTGAAAGCCGTCGGAGAAGCCTTGAAAGCTCACGGCAAAACCACTTTTGATTGTGAATCTCATACCCCCAGCTTGAATGACCGGAAAAAATTTATCCAGCTTGCGGAAATTTTCAAAAATGAACGCGAAACAGAACCCGGCCTGACCGTGTGTGCTCTGTACCATAATTATTATGGAAGCCGCATGCTGCCAATGGATAAAATCAAGGCGACTTTCGAGAAAGCCGCAGATGTTGAGGAAGTCAGGAAAATAACCCGAAACAAGCTTTTTCTTGGTTACGACGACAAAGGTTTTACATCAGGAGTCAAAGCCTTTCTTGCTGAAAAGTTCCCTGAAAAATCGCAATACGAGGTATAATTCATGTTTGAAGACTTACAAAAAATCATAATCTACATCAACGCCGATTCCACGGTCGGGGTGATCGTTGACCAGTATGGGCAGGCGACTTCTTCGGTGCCAGTGGTAATTCGCAGCGGCGAGGCGCTGCTGTGTCTGCGGCTGCTTCAGGATGGCGAACCGTATCCGGCGGAAAAGCTGACCGTTTTAAACAGTTTTGATTGTATATTCGACAACGACTGGAATACGGCTACCGTCCCGAAACTGCGGGCGGACAATGGCAATATCGCCGTTGTCAGTACTGAAGAATATACCGAAGTGCAGATCCCGCTCCTGGATACCAATACAGAGGAACTTGCCGCGATAATCGAAAACCAGCAGAGCGTGACGCTGGGCATGGAGCTTTGCGGATTTGTTGACGGCAAACTTGCGCCGGTGTTTGTACTGCAGGTCGAGGGCGTAAAAATCCAGAATCGTCGCGGCAACACCGGAATGGCGTATCCGACTCCGCTCGATCCAAATATCTACACCATCAGCCAGGTCAATGATCTGCTCGACGGCAAGGCGGATATCGATCACGATCATGACGGCGTATATATGCGGGAAAACATCTACGCCGCCTACAACCGCGCCGCTTCGGTGCTGGCATCGATGATGATATTTGTCCGCAATGGCGCGGTCAACGCCTATTTGACCATCAACGATATTAAAGAATGGCTGACCGGGTATTTTTCGGCTGTTGACCATAATCACGATGGCACCTATGCGGCTCCCGGCGATATCCCGTCTGACCTGTCCGAGTTGTCTGACGCGTCCGGCATCCTCGCAGGTAAAGCCGATGCGGTCCATTCCCATGCTATCAGTCAGGTGGACGGCCTGCAAGCTGTTCTTGACGGAAAAACAACCGAAACATACGTTGATACGGCGATAGCTAACATCGTAAACTCGAGTCCCGCCGCTCTCGACACCTTGAACGAACTGGCGGCGGCCTTGGGCAACGATCCGAATTTTGCCGCGACTATCACCAATCTTATCGCGACCAAGGCCGATATTGACCACACACACGACACGGTTCAGGTTCAGCCTGATGTTATTTATTTTACTTCAGGTGATTTGACTGACGGCAAATTGGAAATCCAGCCCGCGATATTCCAGGTATTTGACGATGTCGGAAACAATATCATTCCGGCGGTCGATTTTTCCGGCGAAACCATGCTGCTTGATTTTTCAGTTTTCGGTACTTTCACCAAACTCTGGAAAATTCTACTCGTAAATTCATTTATTACAAGGACATTTTCTGCCGCTGACCTGGCTGGAGACATACTGACTCTGCCTGGAGAAGTCTATCCGGTGTTCTTCGACGATGCTGGGCAGTTGAATGAATCCTGGAACTCCATCCAATGGGCCGGAGGCAATACCTTGATTAACTTTTCTGGCACGGCAATATCAGACTCATGGACGGTAATTTATTACACGCCGCGTCAGGTAAAAATCACTGCTGACGCCTTGACTGAAATAGCGATCAGCGAACACGCGATTACGCCCTGCGTAGTTGATGCCGACGGCTTTTTTCAGCTGCCGAATATCGCCTTGCATGAACACAAAACAATTATTGATGTCGCGGGTTTCGGCTTAGCCGGAACTTGCATAATCCCAAGCGAAAAAGGAGTCGCGCTATGACGACAAAAACAGGAAAAAGAATCTTTGTAACTCAAGATGGTGAAGTGGACATCGACAATGTTTCAAAGGGCATATCAGCGGTCGCCGATGCCGGGGTCACCGTAAACGATCTGGTCTATCTGGCCGATGACGCCGGAACGCTCAAATGCTTTAAGGCCGACAACACCGCGAATGCCGCGGAGGGTTTCGTCAAGTCACTGGACGGCGTAAATGCGGTAGTAGTAATGACTCCGGAAAAAGCCGCGATCACTTCCGGGATCGCCGCCGGAAGTATCCTCTATCTCGGCTTAGCCGGGGGCATTACCGGCACCGCACCATCGGCGTCCGGCGCAATAATCCAGAAAGTCGGCAGGGTTCTTGATGCCGATACTGTATTATTCAACATTCAAGCAGGGAGGATGATAGTATAATGAATGCCCCGATTTTCAAAGTCAAAACCGACTCGGCAAGCTCAATTAAACAGTATTTCAAGTGGGCGTCAGGAGTTCACAATACTTTTACATTGACTGATTGTTCGGTTGCACAGATCAACGGCGTCTATGAATTTTTAACTGACACCAAAGATCAATACAACAACTTGCGTGAATACTACCAGAACCAGGGCAACTCCGATATGTATATCGTTATTTACTATTCGGAAATCGGTGACGTGAATATTTACTTTTGTGAATATACCGGCGATATTACCACCGTCAATCCCTGGGACTGCGACCTGCTGATCTATTATACCAGCATGAATCTTTTTGACGAAGTATATTGGCAGGAGCCGCAGATTACCATTGACACCATGCCAACCGTAGTAACCACTAATGCCGGGACCGGATTCTTCAGCTATAAGCTCGATGAAGATTCCTGGAGTGCCGATGCAGAAATATCCGAATATATCGTTGAAAATCTAGTCGATAGCTCGAATCACAGCTTCTATGTCCGGGAAAAACTCGCAGACGAAACTTACAGCGAAACTGCGGAGTGTGCTTTTACGGTTGCCTTCAGCAGCGGCAATATTCAACTCAAGCCGCAGTTTACCGCCATCGAAACCGACTTATCTTCCGTTGACATCGAGTTTACTTTTCCGTCCTATGATTCGAAGCTGCTTTCCGGGTTGACTCGCGATACCCTTGATATAAGCGGACTGTTTATTAACTGCGGGATGAAAAACGGTGCTTCCTGCTACAACAAAGGCGATTATTATCTGTGGTATTCGGTAAAATTTACCCGCTGGCTGGTCACTATGCAGGATTATTTCAATGACGATACGAATATGTATGACTACTACGAAAGTTACCTTTACGCGAATAACCAGACAGCCCCTGAGACCTGGGCTGACGGTACCTGGTACGTCGGGATGATGGGCGATATGACGCTTTCGGGAACGCCTGTCTGGAATAGCGGAGTTTTCAATGTCATTCCGCTGGGAATGGGGATCTGCCGCTACCAGGTTGATGACGGAGATTATGTCGAACTTGAACAGGATGTGGCGATTTTCACGCTGGCAGTGAGTCTGGACAATAATTACTCAGTTAAAATCTCCGAGCTGTTGGATAACGGCCTGTGGTCACCGGAAGTCGAAATAATCATCGATTGCCATCTGCTGGTCGCGCCGGACATTGCCGCCGCCGGCAGTATAACAGAAAGCGACGGCGGCCGCAATGTCGCTTTTGAATGGAACGGTGCGGCCGAGTCAACAGAAGCAAATATCCTCGGCGGCACCGGTATTTTCCGTTACCACGTCAATTCCGGGCCGTGGAGCGATGAAACCACTGACCACCGGGCACTGCAGATGTTCCAGCTTCCAACCGGGGACCACACCATTTACCTCGAGGAAAAGTCATCCAACGGCGTTTGGAGTGAAACTGGCACTCTGGCATTCACTGTAATTAATGGAGCTGAAGCCGGAACCGGAGACGGAGGAATAAGTGTTCCGGCAGGTAAATATCTAGTGGTCTTGAATCCCGTTACCGGAAATGAATTCCTCTGGAACGGCGTTGCGGATATAAGCAACCTTGAACCTTTAACGGAGTAAATTTTTATGAAAAAGACTATCATTCTCGTGTTACTGGCAGTCGTTTTGACCGGCTGTCGCAGTTCCTGGACTACCGAAGCCCTGCGTTCACGCCCTGAAATAGACTTAAGACTCGAACAGGAGGCCAAGCAGGTCAGTGACTCTGCGGAAAAAATTGACCATCTTAGCGATGACCGACAGGTCGAACATGAAACCTTCAAACTGAAAAGCGTCTCGACTTCATTATTACAGAAGGCACAGAAAAACCTGCAAATCGATACTTACGTCAAAAAAGTCGAAGACAAGCTGATTGAGTACGAAAATGACCAGAAACGCCGGGTCAACACTATATTTTTATGGATGCTTTCCGGCGGCTGCCTCTTGATAATCGCCGGAATCGCGGTGATCGTGTTCGGCAGCCAGGCGGGCATGAGCGGACTGGGCATCCAGCTCCTGGCTATCGGCGCGACTTTAGTCGGCGTCAGCTACACGATGATCGCCTATCCGTGGATAGCCCTGACTATCGGCGTCGCGGTATTCAGTTTCGGCATGCTGTATTTCCTGTGGAAGTACGTCATTGCCCAGAAACGGCTGTTCAAAACCTCCGATGAACTGAAATCCACGGATGAAGCCCTGAAAGATTCAATCCGCTCCGCAGAAGCCATCAAGCAGCTCGGCTGGAATCCGGAATCCAAGCAAGTCCTCAATACCATCCAAAGCCCCAAATCCAAGCAGCTCATAGGCAAAATTCGGTCAAATGATAAGAATTAAAGTCATGAAACTTATTTTTATTTTAAGAGAAAACACATTAATAAGGCCTATTTTGCTTGACAAGTTGCGGATAACATATTATCTTTTAAGTAGACAATAACCACTTAAGGGATAAAATAATGTCTATTAACGGAGATAGAGATTTATTTCCTAAGGTTCCAAAAGAACTGATGAGGGATTTGGCTAAAAAAGCAAAAGACTTAAGGCTAAAAGCAAACTTGACTCAGAGTGGACTGGCATCACGTTCCGGAGTAAGCCTGGGCTCAATAAAACGCTTTGAAAGAACGGGTGAAGTTTCTCTTAAGTCTTTGTTAAATATAGCTTTGGTGTTAGGCAGGCTTGACGATTTTGACAGCGTATTCAGTGCTGTCGATACTCCTGCGTCCTTATTCAATGAAGAACCCAAAACTCATCGGCAGAGAGGGCGGCGAAAATGAAATTAAATGTTTTTCTTAACACTTACGGCATACGCCGTTTTGTCGGTATTCTGGCAGAGGAAAATAAACGGATATTTTTTGAATACAGTCCTGAATTTCTTCAATCAGGCATTGAACTTTCTCCGTTTCAACTTCCTCTTAGTTCCGGTATTTTTGAAGATAAAAAACGGATATTTGACGGACTATTCGGGCTTTTTAACGACAGCTTGCCGGATGGGTGGGGATGTTTGCTTCTTGACCGTATGCTTCGCAAGAGAGGTCTTGCTTATGACCAGATTACGCCATTAGCCAGATTATCGATGGTTGGCTGCAATCCTATGGGGGCGTTGGAATATGAACCAGCAGAAGATTTAGCGGATGCCTTGGGTAATATCGAACTCGATTCCCTTTCCGGGGAAATCGGTGAAGTGCTTGCTGGCGACAATTCCATAATATTGGACGAGCTCTTGAAACTCAATGGTTCTTCAGGCGGGGCCAGACCTAAAATTGCCGCGTTGGTATCGGAAGATAAAACCCAGATTATTCACGGAGCACCAACCTTGCCGGATGGATTTTCGCCTTGGATAATAAAATTTTCCGAATCCATGGATGGAAAGGACAGCGGAGCGATTGAATATATTTATTCTCTAATTGCAAAACAGGCTGGTGTCGAAATGCCGGAAACGTTTTTATTTCCTTCTCAAACATGCAGCGGTTTTTTCGGAGTAAAGCGTTTTGATCGGAATGGAGCACAAAAAGTACATATGCATACCGCTTGTGGTCTTTTGCATGCCTCGCATCGCTACAGCAGTATTGATTATGGAAACCTGCTGAGATTAACCATGCAATTGACCCGCAATAAAGCGGAAGTAACAAAAATGGCAAGACTGATGATCTTCAATGTCAAAGCGGGAAACCGCGATGATCACAGCAAGAATTTTTCATTTTTATTGACGGAAGACAATGAATGGAAACTTGCTCCGGCATATGACCTTACTCCGTCAGCGGGAATCATGGGAGAGCAGACTTCAATGGTAAACGGCAAAGGAACAGATATTACTGATGCAGACTTGATAGCAGCAGCTCAGACTGTCGAAATACCTGAACGCAAAACTCGGGAAATGATATGCGAAGTTAATGACGCGGTTGCAATGTTCCCTGAATTAAAGAAAGAATATGGACTGAAAAGCTGATTTTTATTTTTCAGGTTCTTTGCGGAAAGCGTATTTGTGTCCGAAACCTTTGCTTGCGGCGATAACTTTGTCATTACCTGTGAAAGTAACGCTGTCAATTTCGACCAGATCGTTAAAAATATAGCGTTCTAGCTCCTGAAAAGTATCGACAATATTTATATGCCGCTGAAATTCCAAATCTTTCAAGCATGGATTCAGTTCCATTACAAAATCCAATTCACGGTTTTCGCCCGTGTACTGCCGAAGTAGAATAATCGGGCATTTATATTTTAAATTAAATTTCCCGACTTCCGGGGGAACTTCTCCAGCAAACAGCTTGTCGGCTATCCGAAATGGGGAGAAATAAGACCAGCGTTGGGCCTCTTCTAAGCTGTAGCCTTGTTCAAAAAAAACGGTCTCAGATTGTCTATGGAATAACTGATTTTGTCCTTAGAACGCCAAAGAGGAATTATTCTTCCACAGAAAATTAAAATCATTACTTCAAGTTTTATATAATCTTGTGAAGACCAGAATTTACCAATATTGACCTCTGACATACCTACGGGAAATGGGTTATCATATCCGTAGTGCTTGAAGAATATATCGTTTTCATCTATGTATATCGTTGACTGTTTACGAGTCCATATGTTTGAATCTGAACCGTCAGCCAATGAATCATAAAAATCATGGAATTTGCTTATTATTCTCATTTTTACCTCAAAATTCCTTAAAATCAATCTACTATATGATTATGCCTCATCATTGGGAGTACTTCAAGTTAATCTTGTATTTTTTTGAAGATAATTAACGAGCATTAGCTTTTTATGAACTCATTCTGTAAGAGAAAGGGGATTTTTCCTCTTACAAATCACCTGATTTGTTAGATAGACCATTAAAATATGAACGGCTTTTATTTTAAGGAAAGCCCAAATCGTAAAATAAGGAAATGGATTATTTTAAGTTTTTTCAAAAAGTCAGAATTCTTTTTATGAAGCTAAGCGATCTGCCGTATCCCAATTTTCCCCGTATTCCTGAAATATTCCGGCTATTTCCCGAGCTCAAAGCATTAATTTCGCAAACGCGCAAAATAATGCTTAATTAGTTGATTATTAATGCTTTACGACTTGCTAATATCGCATTAATGCTTTATAATGTTAGTAGTTAAGGATAAAGCTTTGATAATCAACAATATAAGGAGATTGAAAGATGAACGCGAACAAAACAGCAAGCCGGAAAATCAGAGCCCACAAACAGTACACCGAAGCAGATTACGCTCACTTGAGCAAAAAGGGCTACACCAACACCGAAATCCTGAAAATCTGGGATCGCGACCAAGCTGAAGGAGCCCTGCCGGCTGGAAGAACCTTCACCGACAAAGAAATCGTTGAATTTTACATTGGAAAATAAACAGGGAGGACGGAAAAATGACAAAGCAAGAACAGCAAATCATCGAAAAAATCGCTAAAGACGAACTTTTAATCGAAACCTTGGAAACCCGGTACAGCGACAGTCTGGATTTTCATAGCTGTTGTGTGGCAAGCATCAAAGACGCATTGATTGCCGCCTTCGAAGCCGGACGCAAAGCGGGAGCAAGAAAACAATGAAAAAGTATGACCACAAAAAAGATTTTACTAAGCTCGAAAAAGACACTGCGATTCTCCTGAAGCTGATCGCGGAAGAACTGAAAAAGCGAAGCGCTAACTACCATGCCGAAGGCATTCACGGCGGACATGTCGGAACCATTATGGGAATCCGGCATCAGCTCAAGGGAGTTCTCGCTTCAATGATGTACAAACGTGACAGTACCGAAGAAGAGGTTCACGCCGAAATTGAACGGCTAATCAAAAAAACAAAATAGACGTGGAGGCAATCATGAAAACAAACGAAGCATTACTTGAAGATAACCGGATTATTCATTATCTAATGTCGGAACTCAACGGGGAAGCGGACAGCGCCGCCGAGGAATGGGAAAACTGGGCAGACATAATCGATCAGGAACGGGTCAGCCGAATGCTGCGCGAGATGTTCACCGGCATGCTGGTCGCGGAAGGCAAATGTACTGAATTCAACTCAAAAAATTACATAAACCAACTTATAAAGGAGTACAAAGCCATGAACACGAACGAAATCACCGTCGGAAAAAAGTATGCCGTGAAAGTCGGCAGAAATGAAATCAAAGTCACCGTCAAGGAAAAAACCGAACGCGGCTGGCAGGTAACCACTACAGCAGGGAAAACTTTTACGGTCAACAACTGCGAAAGGTTCATCAAGTGCCTTGAAAAGCCGGAATTTCCCGCATCCCCCAATAGCAAGCTCTCCATGCTGGATGCGGCGTCGGAAATCCTGAAAGAAGCTTCATATCCGATGTCGGCCAAGGAACTCATTGCCGCAATGGAAGAAGCGGAACTCTGGAAAAGTCCCGCCGGTAAGACCCCAGCCAATAGTCTCAGTGCCGCGTTGAACCGAAACACAGAGAAAGAAAATCCCCGTTTCCAGAAAACCGGCAAAGGAATGTTTGCCCTTGCCGAACAAGCGTAAGGAGACCCGAACCATGTGTGAATTGATTATGTTTTTTTACGATGGTTGGGAACATCACTGTTCCCGCCGTGCGGCGAGTTTGGGGAAAGCGACGGTTTGTGGAAAACGTTACCTGCTTCCGCCCGCTTCCCCAGTATTGCAGATACCAAATAACAGCATACTGTTGGCGGGAATAAAAGACGCTTTCGAGTCCGCGCGGGAACAGTATCAGGAAAATAACCACGGCGATTTAGAATACAAAATTCACGATGGCTGGGATACTATCCACGGCGATTTAGAATACAAAATTCACGATGGCTGGGATACTATCCACGGCGAATTGGTAAGCTTCTATGCTCCAGAGAAAGACATACCGGAATTGGATAAACAGTATGGCACACCGTTTTATTTCGACCGGATATTGATCCCCGCCAGAAAAGCGGACGGCACAATTATCGCCGCATGGGTTTATGTCATGCACGAAATTCACTTCTCAGCACGTTACCTGCCGAATGGCGTCTGGCCGGAAATCCCAACAATGGAGGTTGAAAATGACTAAAGAAAAACTTAGAAACTGCCCTGACTGTGATGTCGCTCCCGGACAACCGCACCATGACGGCTGTGACATCGAACGCTGTAGTGTCTGCGGGCTTCAACGCTTGGGTTGCACTTGTGAGGGGCATGACCCGCAATTCGCGCGCTGGACCGGCCTTTGGTCGGGAGACGCGGAATCACAATTACTCGGCTTGGACTTGAACGAGTTCTACATGTCGGGAACCTATAAAAGTTTCATGATAAAACCGGGAGGAAGCAATGCCAGACAATAGAAACAGAACATCCGTCCTCCGTCAATTAGCAGCTCTGCAAAAAATGAAGTTATCGGAACTACAAGAAAAATGGCGCGACCTTTACGGCAATGAACCACCTCATTTCAAAAGCTCATTTTTGAAAAAACGGCTGGCATACAGGATTCAGGAACTTTTTTATGGTGGGATTTCTATGAAGACCAAAAAACAGATAGCTGAGATTGCGGCTTCTGATCCTTTGCTTGGCTCATGCGAAAAAAATGAGCAGGTCAGACAGAACGCTAACAACGGTAAAACTTTACCCGGCACACGCTTTATCCGCTATTGGAACGGTGAAAATTATGAAGTTACCGCAAGAGAGAACGGCTTTGAATTCAAAGGAAAAATGTACCGCTCCCTTACTGCGGTAGCCACCGAAATCACTGGAACCAAATGGAATGGGAAGTTGTTTTTTGGAGTGACTAAAAGGAAGCGAAAATCAGCGGAGGCAAAATAAAATATTATGGAAGAACAAAAAATTTACAGATGCGCGATCTATACCCGCAAATCCCATGAAGATGGACTGGAACAGGAATTCAATTCTCTCGATGCCCAGCGTGAAGCAGCGGAGAATTTTATCGCCAGCCAGGTCGCTAGGAACTGGCAGATTTTACCGAAACATTATGATGATGGCGGCTTTTCCGGCGGCAATATGGACCGTCCGGCGTTAAAGCAGCTTTTGGCAGATGTAAAAGAAGGCCTGATAGATATAATTGTTGTGTATAAAATTGATAGGCTCTCCCGTTCTCTCCTGGATTTTATGAAGCTGGTCGAAATGCTGGAAGAACACAATGTGAGCTTTGTTGCGGTTACCCAGGATATAAACACCTCCAGCTCCGCTGGGCGCATGATGCTGAACATTCTGATGACCTTCGCACAGTATGAGCGAGAGGTTATTGCAGAAAGAACCAGAGATAAGATTGCTGCTTCCAAACGCCGGGGAAAACACTGTGGAGGTTGTCCAGTATTGGGCTATGACGCTGATCCCGATACCAAAAAACTGCATATTAACTCTGAAGAAGCCAAACTGGTTAAGCATATTTTCAATCGTTATTGTGAGCTGGCTTCTGCCAAAAGTGTTGCTCGTGAACTCAATGAGCAGGGCTTTCATACGAAGACTTGGAAAACTCGTAAGGGAACGATTCATCAGGGTGGCAAATTCAAACCAGATACAATTTACCGGACTTTGAAAAATCAACTTTATATTGGTGAAGTTTTCTACCGGGGCAAAACTTACCAAGGAGAACACGAAGCTATAATCGACCGCAAGTTATGGAATAAAGCTAAAAAAGTAACAGAAGCAATGTGCAGAGTTACTGGTTTTACGAAAAGGACAAGTGAATCCCCATTCAAAGGTATGCTTAAATGCGGGCACTGCGGCGGTTCTTTCGGGATTACGTACAGCCAGAAAAATGATCGTCGCTATACTTATTATATTTGTATGAGCAATGACAAAAAAACTGTCAGCGAATGCCCGATTGTTAGAATTCCTGCCGGTGAAGTCGATAAAGTTATATTACAGCAATTGAGCGCGATATTCCGCACGCCATCCATCCTTGCCCGTATTTACAAAGAAGCCGGGAAAATTGAATTAAAACAGAAAAAAATCCTGATAAAAGAAAATGTCGAACTCAAAATTAAACTGGATGGCTTGAGGCAAAAAATAAATGATGTGGTAAAAGACAGCTCGAATAACCCGGAATTTACATTTTTGCTGCAGGAGTTTAAAGAAACCGAAAAAATATTCAATGAAAACCAAAAACGCATTGATGCTATCCAAGATGACTCCATCGGAAATAATTATATCTGTAACGCTTTTAATTCCATTGATCTTTTGTGGGACGAGCTGTTTCCGGCTGAACGTTACCGTCTGGCACACCTGCTTATCAAAAAGGTAACAATCTTTCAGGATAACATACAAATTGAACTTAAAACCAGCGGTATTGATTCCCTAGTATGGGAAATTTCCGATATCATCGGTAAAGAGGCAAAATGCGATATTCCAAAGCAGAATAATAAAAATGTTTCTACAGTCAAGCCAGAAATCCAGCCTGATGGTGATATAATATTGACTATTCCTATCACGATCAAGCACAAGAACGGACGTAAACAGATCATAGCTCCGCAAGCACTAGACGGAGAAATTCCCGACGCGGAATCTCCTGTAAAAGAACCGATAGCCAGAGCATTAGCCCGCGCCCACGCCTGGCATAAGCTTTTTGAATCAGGAGAAGTAAATTCAGTAGTACAGCTCGCCGAAAAACTGAACCTCCACCGTTCCTACGTTGGGCGTATTCTGCGAATGGTAAATCTCGCCCCTGACATCCAGGAAGCCATATTCAACGGCGATGAGTCAGAAAGCATTACTCTGGAAGCATTAAAAAATGCCATCCCCGCTGATTGGGAGGAACAGAGGCGATTGTTTAGGATGGTATAATATAAAGTTTTTTAATCTTATCAAATTGGTGTTTTTTCTTTCCATTTTAATAGATTTTTATTTGTATCGTCAAGCAAGTATATTATAATATAATGAGTTGTGTGAGTACTAACATAAGGTGTTTTTATGGCAATCAGTTACAAAAAACTTTGGAAGCTTTTAATAGATAAGGACATGAATAAGTCTTCACTGCAAAAGGCTGCGGGTATCAGTTGGGCTTCTATTGCAAAATTAAATCGAGGTGAAAATATCGGTACTGATATTTTATTGAAAATTTGTTCTGCTCTTAAATGTGATATTACTGACATCATGGAGTTATCTAACAAGGAAATTGAAAACAACAATGATTGATATTTTTAAAAATCAATTATGTATGGAGTAAGAATTGTGACGAATATTGATTTAGGACAAATTTTCACAAAGCCATTTTTGGCGGCATATATGGTAAATCTTTTTACACTAAACTCCAAAAGCACCATATTAGATCCCTGTTTTGGTAGTGGGGTGTTTATTGACAGTATACTTTCTGAAACAGATTTTATTCCTTACGGTTATGAGATTGATAAAGATTTATTTGATTCATACCACCCTCAAAAGCCAATTAAAACTTTACAAAATTCTGATTTTTTATTAGCTAATCATACCATTAAATATGATGGAATAATAATGAATCCTCCATATATAAGACATGAAAAAATTGATACCATGTTTAAATATGGTATCAGCAAAGAAAAGTTAAGAGAAGCAGAAATATTTTCAAAGCTGCCAAAGACAGCCAACTTATATATGTATTTTATTGTAAAGGCAATAGATTTGCTCAAGCCAAACGGTGAGCTGATTGTAATATTTCCTGAAAGTTGGCTTAATGCAAGAAGTGGGAAAAATTTCAGACAAATATTAGAAAGTAAATGTTCTGTTGCAAAACGAATCCATGTAGCTGGGCGCGCTTTCGAAAAAGAAGCACTTGTTGAAGTAGTAATTTTAAAATTAATAAAAGCGGTAAGCATTGTTGATTGTTCTCCCTCATATGTAAGAATAAAAAACAACCGTATTACGAAGCGCAGGTTAAAAAAAATTAAAATCAACACTTCTTGTTGTGTTCCGTTTGCACAATACGCAACAGTAAGACGTGGAATAACAACGGGCAACAATAGCGTTTTTATTAACCCTAAAATCAAAAGTTCTAATTGCTCTGGCACTTTATGCGATATTATTTCTTCACCTAAAATGATAAATGGGTATTCTACAGTTGGAGCAAAACTGGATAAATTGCTTTTGCTTGAAAAAGGTCGTGATATTGATACTACCACGACGAAGTATTTACAGAAATGTGAAAAAGAAATGCTTGCCAAGTATACTCCAAAAACATTGGCAATGAAAATAACAAAAGGTGAGCCATGGTATTATCTTGATAAAATAGATTGTACTGGTATCGTTTTTGGCTATATGATCAGAAATAGCATGCGTTTTATGATCAATAATCAAGGTTATTTGGTTCGCGATAACTTTTACATAATATCACCTAAAATAGAAAAATATTTACTATTTTCCCTGCTGAATAATTATTATACTTTTGCACAGTTGGAAATTTCTGGCAAAAAGTATGGTGGCGGGCTTCTTAAATTGCAAAAATATGATATTGACGGAATAATGTTACCTGATATAACTATAATGACTACGAAAGATAAGCAGAATCTGTCTCAGCTTGCCTGTAAGTTGTCTAAAGAACATGATAAAAATATTATTGATAGAATTACCGATATAATATCTCACTATATGGACAATGACTTTCAGAGTATAAAATCGCAATACAACTTGTTAAAAACAACCAGATTGGAGCGGACAAAATGAGAAAAAACAAAGTTGTAAGCCTTTTTTCTGGTGGTGGAGGTCTTGATTTAGGTTTTATTGAATCGGGTTATGATATAATCTGGGCTATCGATAATGAAAAAAATGCCGTTGAGACATATAAGTATAATATTGGTTCTCATATTGTCCATGACGATATAAACAAAATAGATATATCAACCATCCCGCTGTGTGATATTGTTATTGGGGGGCCTCCGTGTCAATCGTTCTCTCTTGCGGGGAAAAGGAAGTCTGATGATGCAAGAGGTCGACTTGTTTGGAAATATATTGAAATTATTGAACACCTTAAACCTCAAGCTTTTGTATTCGAAAATGTGACTGGCTTGTTATCAGCAAAAAATAAAAGAGGGGAGAAAATATTAACTCTACTTAAACATGCTTTTAAAAAAATTGGATACGAAATTTCACTTCAAGTAATAAATGCAGCAGAATATGGAATTCCACAAGTTCGGAAAAGAGTGTTTATTGTTGGGCTTGACCACTCTGAGACTTTTTTATTTCCAAACCCGACTCACTCTAAAATTGAATTTGTAAGTGTCAAGGAGGCTCTTGATGATTTACCTCCTGCTGCTTGTGACGAGTCTAGCTCACTGAAATATAATTTTCAGCCTCAAACAAGTTACCAAAAATTTATACGTGGAAATTGCCGCTTTGTTTCAGAACATTTTATTCCAACTATGAGTGAACTGGATAAGTATATTATCTCTCATGTTAAACCAGGTGGTAACTATATGGATATCCCTGCGGACGTACCATCTCGGAGGATTAGAAGATTACAAGCTGAGGGTGGACACACAACTTGCTATGGACGTATGGCTCCTGATAAACCCTCTTATACCATTAATACATACTTCAATCGTCCAAATGTGGGATGTAATATACATTACAGGGAAAATCGGTTAATTACTGTTAGGGAAGCATTGCGTTTACAAAGTTTTCCAGATTCATATAGAATCATATCAACAAGCAAGCAAGGAAGAAACTTAGTCGTTGGTAATGCAGTTCCCCCTTTGCTGGCAAAAACAATTGCTACAAGATTAAAAAAATATATTAGGATGGAGGAAATTACTGATGTGGATTTCTTATAA